GGTCCACCACGCCCGGCACAGGTGACAGTAACCGGCTCCGGGCTCACTAATCTCGACGATGGAGTCTCCGGCAGCGCCGGCGGCTATGTCGGCGCGCCACTGAACACCGGATGGTGTATTTCGGGCCGAAATAAGGTTGTTGGTGTGTGGAACAATGGCGCGACACCCACCTTTAATACTGACGTCTTCCTATCCGGCGCCGTGGCCGGCGCGGTCGCGACGGCGGAAACCACTCTATACGTAGCCAACGCACTTACCGGTGCGATGATCTGGCCATCGGCTAGTTTGCGAATTTCCGCATCGGATGGTGGCTTGAAAGACCCGACAAACGCCTATTTTGGATTTACATCTACAAGAGCCCAAGGTTCGACACGCCCAGATGCCAGTGTTGGAGATTTTGGCAGACTGTGGTATTCAGGATATTCCGATGATCCAACGAGCGCTTACCTTACTCAACAGGTTGCTGCGTGGTCATACATCTTCAGTTTAGATGACGTCGCGAAGGACGGAACCAGTGGTGGAGGCTATGCGTATCGCTCTGGCTCACGAGCCATAGGCGAATCAGTTACGACTTCGTCTTATACTGACTTGCTAGATGCAGGCTATAACCGCTTTACGGCGCCTTTCTGGGGCGGCTTCGATGGGTTCGATATTACAGTGCCCGATCCGCTCTACAATAATGGAATGAGCAGCACTTCTACAGAAGATAATAGCTATGCTTACCATACGTATCGCAGGGCAATTGATTCTGTTTCTGACCCCGAGGCTCTCAATATGAACCTCCTTACTGTTCCAGGCTTAACGCTGGATTCCCTAACGGGGCACATGATTGATGTTTGCGAGGAGCGCGCAGACGCCATGGCTCTTATCGACCTGCCAAATGTCTATATTCCGGCTCATGAGCAATATTATTCATCTGCAACAAGCCGAATTGGCACTGACGCAACACAGGCGGCAAGAGAACTTAGGGATAGAAGAATTGATTCCTCTTATGGTGCAACATTCTATCCTTGGGTCCAGGCCCGCGACGAAGGGACTGGCCAACTTATTTGGATCCCGCCAACTGTTGCTATGCTTGGCGTTCTGGCTAGTTCAGAGGCCAAAACCGACGTTTGGTTTGCTCCGGCAGGCTTCAATCGCGGAGGTCTTACCGACGGCGCTGCTGGAATTGCGATCACAGGAGTTACGCAGAGGTTGACATCGAAAGATCGCGATACACTTTATGAATCACGGATTAACCCGATTGCCTCGTTCCCCAATAGTGGAATTGTACTCTTCGGCCAGAAGACGCTCCAAGAGCGCCAATCTGCCCTAGATCGCATTAATGTCCGCAGATTGGTAATCTACATGAAGAAGCAGATTTCCATTCTTTCTACACAAATTCTCTTTGAGCAAAATGTGCAGGCAACTTGGAATCGCTTCAAGGGACTTATTGAACCGTTCTTGGCGAATATTAAGACTAGGTATGGTATCACCGATTATCGTCTAATTCTGGACGAAAGCACAACGACACCAGATCTTATCGATCAGAACATCTTATATGCTAAGATTATGATTAAGCCGGCCCGCGCCATCGAATTCATTGCCATTGACTTCGTTATCGCATCCACTGGTGCCTCATTTGATGATTAAAACATGGGGAAAATAATTTCCCTCACTACTTATTTTTAGAAACAGGAGAACTCAAATTATGCCATTTTGGTCAACAAACTTCGGAGAAGACGCAACCCTTAAAGATCCTAAAAGGAATTTTAGATTTACGATAGAATTTCAAGGAATACAGGCCGAGCAAGGGGGCGCCCTGGCATGGTATGCCAAGTCTGTTGGAAAGCCGAGCTTTACAGTTGAGAATGTAGAGCATCAATATCTTAATCACACTTTTTATTATCCTGGCTCCGTTACTTGGAACACAGTCAGTGTTGAGATGGTAGATCCAGTTAGTCCGGATATGACTGCAACATTTTCTGATATTTTAGTGCAGTCTGGCTATTCTCCTCCCACAAATGCTGATTCTTTAGGCACCATTTCTAAAGCAAAGGCCGCCGGCGCATTGGGTACCGTAATTATTACCCAAATCGATTCTGACGGCCAGCCGCTCGAAACATGGACACTTTGGAACGCGTTTGTTAAGGATTTTGCTTTGGGTGAATTATCCTATGGTGACGATGAGTTATCCACAGCCACAGTCGAGCTTATGTACGATTGGGCCCGCGTAGAGACAACCAATCCGTCAGTCGCAACCGCGGGCGGTGGTACTAGTTTCTTTAACGCATAATGACAATATAATTAAACGAGAGGTGTACATTGTCTAGAAATCAAGATCGCTTAGGAGGCGTTCAACAAAGAGATGCGAATCCCCCTGCACCGGCAATGGGAGAAGGAGGATTCTCGTTTGTAGTTCCGACAGAGTTTGTAGAACTACCATCAGAAGGCCAGTATTATCCAGAAGGCCACCCTCTTTGTGGCGAAACCTCTATTGAAATTAAACAAATGACCGCAAAGGAAGAGGATATGCTCACGTCTAAAACCCTTATTAAGAAAGGGGTGGCGATAGACCGAGTTATTGGTAGCTTAATTATTAACAAGGCAATTGATCCAGATTCTTTGCTCGTAGGCGATAGAAATGCAATCATTGTCGCCACCAGGGTGTCGGCGTATGGCAGCGAGTATACTACAAAGGTGGGATGTCCATCCTGTGGGGCCTCACAAGACTATTCTTTTGACTTAAATTCGGCAAAGGTATATCATGGCGAAGATTCGGATACCGTTGGTGTCACTGATAATGGAAATGGTACTTTTGATGTGGAGCTACCGCGCACAAAAGCGGTTGTGACTTTTAAAACTCTAACCGGAAGAGACGAAAAAGTGTTTTTCTCGGGGACAGAACACGACAAGAGACAGAAAGTAGATAGAATGATAACAAGACAGCTTAGTAGTATGATTCTAGCGGTCAACGGCGATTCAAGTGCTGAAGCAACGAACTATATGGTTAATAATATACCATCAGCCGATTCTCGCCATCTTCGTTTGGCATATCGCCTTACTTCCCCAAACATCGATCTAACCCAACATTTTGAATGTGATGAGTGCAGCCACGAGCAGGACATGGAGGTCCCGCTGAATGCGGACTTTTTTTGGCCTGACCGATGAATATATGGAGAGCATATATGAACAATTTTTCTTCTTAAAATATTCGGGCGGCTGGTCATTTAGTGAGGCGTATAACTTGCCAATTGGCTTGAGGGATTGGTTCACTAAGCGCCTCTTAAAGCAGCTTGAGGCAGAAAAAGAGGCGATTGAGAGCGCGTCAAAGTCAAAGGGCTCCCGCTCCACCACACACACGCTGGGCCCAGAGAATGAGCCAAAACCCCCTCCAAGGTATAAGCCGCCATCACGTCAGTAATTGAATCCCTTGTTTTTCTGTGAAAAACTATTTAATTTAGAACCGAGGGTTTCATTGTGGCATCAGAGAAAGATCTTAAGCTAGCTAAAGAATTAAATGCGAAACTTGAGGATAGGAAAGGGTTAGCTGAACGTTTAAATAAGCTCAGCAAAGAAGATCTGAAGAACATGCAGGAGTCGAAAGAACTCCATGAGTCGATCCGGACAGCGGTCGATGCTCTCGTCGCCTCCCAAGTTCAAGCTCTTGATCAGCGAAAAAAGCATGTTCAGAGCTTAAGAGATGAATTAACAGAATTAAATAAGATCGACTTATCGGAAAAGTCGCGATACGCCCAAGGCGTCATCCAAGAAGAACAGAAGCGCCGGATAAAAGAACTAGAAGAAGAAGAGTTAAAGTTACTTAACGAACGAATATTGGCCGGCGAAAAGCTTAGTGACCAAGATGAAAAAAGACTAAAGGATCTCGACAAGCAACAGAAAAAGCTCGAAAAGATGAAAAACGTCACCGAGGTCATGACCAAACTCACTGCCACGGGCCTTTTTAGCGGCGATTCCAGCAAGATGACCAGTTCGCTTAAAAGCATCGGTGGTTCCATGGAAAGCAAAATGCTCAAACCAATGGAAGATGCTATTGGCAAAGCCGACACCCTAGGTGGCAAATTCGGCGCTATGGTTTCTCTTCTTTTAGTTAAAGCACTCTTAGATTATGCCAAGGCCGCCGTCAAGCTTGCTTACGATTTGGGCAATGTTGAAAATGCCTTTATGAAGGCAACAGGCGCCAACGAAGAGTTCGCGCGCTCCGTAACAAACTCATACAAAGAAGGCCGCAGATTTGCAGCAACCGCAGCAGACATGAGTAAGGCAACACAAGGCCTTTATAACGAATTTACAGACTTCACATTCCAAGATAAAGACACAAGAGAGGGCCTGATCGAAACTGGCGCCGTTTTGGAAAAACTCGGAATAAGCAATCAGAAATTTGCACAAAGCGTCCAACTTTCCACTAAAGCACTTGGAATGTCTGCTGAAGGCGCCGGCCAATCAATGCTGGATCTTGAAAAATATGCCGAAGAACTCGGAGTGTCCCCAGAGAGGCTATCAAGCCAATTCCTTGAAGCCGGAGATTCTTTGGCCAAATTGGGCGAAAATGGCGATGAGGCATTTAGAGACCTAGCCGCGGCAGCCAAGATCACTGGCCTGTCAGTTACCAAGTTGCTAAACATTGTGAACCAGTTTGACACATTTGAGGGCGCCGCAAGACAGGCTGGCAAGCTAAATGCAGCCCTGGGTGGCAACTTTGTAAATGCCATGGATCTCATGATGGAGACCGACCCGACAGCTAGATTTGAGCAAATTAGAGACTCCATCCTAGATACAGGCTTGTCGTTTGATGAGATGTCATATTATCAGAAGAATTTCTACAAAGATGCCATGGGCCTTAGTAGTGTCGGCGATCTGGCCCTGGTACTTAGTGGAAATATGGATTCTGTTTCTGGAGCAACCAAAAAGACATCTCAAGAGTATGAAGATGCAGCCAAAAGAGCACAAACAGTCGCAAGCTTCCAAGAGCAGTTAAACATACTTTTTGCTGAAATGATCCCGATAATAACACCATTAATTGACGGCATGAGAAACTTCTTCGGGTGGATGTCCAAAAATGCAAAAATAATAAAAGTAGTAAGTGGGCTTATACTGACTATTACCGGCGCCATCCTGCTGTTTACTGGCGCGGGAACAGCCGGTGGCATTGCCGGCGTTACTTTGGGGCTCGGCTTGTTGTTTGATAGTGTTGAATATGGTGAAAAGAAGATGTCGGGACTGTCAATATTATTTAAAAAACTTGGTAAAGCTCTAGAGCCTTTGTGGACTGATTTAAAATTACTTTTTGAGCCTTTTATGTTATTGTTTGGAGGCGCCGGCGGCGAAATGGGCTTAATGGCGATAGCAATACCTATAATTGAAGCACTTGCGGTGGCACTCAATTATATGGTGCTGGGCGTTAAAATGGCCCTCGCCCCATATACAGCCGCCGCCGCCCTTATATCTGATTTTATTAAACTAATACAAGGTGATCTTACATGGGAAAATAGCTCGGTTGGTAAATGGTTTGGCGGATTTGCGCAATCAATTGCAGGCATAATAAGCCCTATTTTGGAGCTTTTAAACTATTTTGGTCTCATAGACGACAAAGTGGAAATGCTGGGCCACACTATGTTTGAAAAATCATATGCATCAAGCTTCTTAGACGGAATCGATAAATTTGGAGAAGGCTTTGAGCACATGGGCAGCGGCGTAAACCTCGCCATAACTCCGGTGACGTCTCTTATAGAAAAAATGATCGAACTCGGCGATTCGCCGATATTCAAGGTTGGTGCTGCAATTGCAGGCTGGTTCGGCAATGATGACACCGCCGCAGCAACCACCGGCGCCCCAGCCGCAGCCGCAGCAGCAGGCACCGGAGGGACCACGATGATTAATCAGGGCCCAGAAAACATAACAATTGAATTGAAGGTTGACAGAGATAAATTGGCAACCATAGTACATAAGATAAATGGCAAATCTTCAAGTAATGCTATAGCAGGGAGGGGGTAGAAATGGCGGATGAAAAGGGTAAGCCCACTGCAGCGGACTTTTATAATCAAATATTTGAGACGCACAAATATAAAGCAAACCAAGTTGGTAGTAAACCAGATGTTCCATATGCCGACGGATCGGACGCATATGCAAACAATAAGAAAATGTATATTTCGTTTTTGCACGTCCCCACTCAAACAAGCGTCTTCTTTAAAGCATTTATAACGGCATTTAACGAAACCTATACGCCGGCATGGGCGAGTGAAGAGGTTTTTGGTCGAGCAGATCCAATCTACACGTTTAAGCAAACCACAAGATCTATACAGTTAACTTTTATGGTTCCTGCAGCAAGCGAAAGCGAAGCATTTGAAAACCTTGGAAAAGTTCAGAATTTGGTCCAATTTCTATATCCAAACTACACCAAAGTTCAGGAGGCACAAACAATTTCCCAGGGTCCCCTTCTTAGGCTAAAAGTGATGAACCTTTTACAAGATGTGAACAATATGAAACGCTTGCCCGAACAATCTAGCTTTAAGGACCTCAAAACTAAGTCAAAATATTATACTGAATATAAGTCCCGCGGAGCGGCCCCTCATCACGGGCTTCTAGGATTCATCTCTAGTTTTACAGTAAATCATAACATTGAGAATAGAGAAGTCGGCGTTTTCGAAAAAATAGGCAGTAGCAATACAGTTCTGCCAAAAAATATTGAGGTTGTTGTCGGCTTCACGCCGATTCATGAGCACCCACTGGGCTGGGATGTCAACAATAACTTCGGAAAAGGCAGCGACGGCCTCTCCGATGGCGGACTTTTCCCCTATGGAGTGGAAATGTACGATCCTCGCAAATCAGAATCAGATTTGAAAGGCAATACATGGGACAAGCTCATGGATTCTCCCCCGGAGCAGACGATGCTCGCCGTCGAAGTCCAGCAACACATG